TCACAGACGATTCCTCCTTTTTTGAAATGGTAGAGCGTTTCGCGTGCGAACTACTCGCACGGAGAAATTGATCGGCAGAGCTTTGCGCAACATAACCTTTTCTGTTACTGCGACGGTCCGCGGCTGTGTTCGAGCAACGCGCGTTGTGCCGATTGAATCCATCAAATTTTTGAGATACAGCGTATGGGCGGCGATGCGCTCGTCCGCGCGGCGACGGTGATAGTCCCGAAAGTAGTTAATGAGCGGCAGGTGAACGCGAACCGCGCCGAAAGCCGCGCCGACGATGATGCCGATGCCCAGGACGATAAGCGCTGCAAGAATCAGCAAATTGTCGTCATTGAAAACTTGATAGGCGTCCATACTCGTCTCCCTGAAAGTGGAATTACATTTCACCGGCGATGTCGTCTAAGTCGGCATCGGTAATCGTTAATTCGTTGGAAGTTCCGAGCGGCACGCCGTCGAAGCGAAAGGCTTCTTCGAGTTCGCGGCGCTGTGCGGCGAGCAGTTCCATCGCCTTGCCGCGCATCCCGTCTGATTCTTCTTCCGACAGCGCGCGGGCTTCCGTTACGAGTCTGGCGTATGCGCCGATGGTGGCGAGCAGCGCCTGTCCGAACGGGTGCGCTTGGCTGTCGAGCGGCGCGGCGGTGCGCTTCGCTTCATCGAGCTTGCGTTTGAGATTGTCGTGCTCTTTCTTGCCGCGCTCGATGGTGCGTGTCTGCTCGGCGGTCTTGCTGGCGAGTGTGCGAATGATTTCTGTGATGCGTGCGCGGTCGTCTATGCGTGCGCTTTCGAGTCCGACTGTGATGGTGTCGCCGTCAACGGTAACGACGCCTTCGGTGAGCAGTTTGCGAGCGGAGAGCGGCACCGCCAAGCTATTCAAAAAATCGAAAGTTGCATCGCCTTCGGCGTTCAGCAAATTGATGCGCTCACGATATTTCTCATAGCGCATTGGAGAGTTGGGATCGGTATCAAGAAACTCGTCAAAGGTTGAATATCCCGCATCTCGATAAAGTTTCTGTTCTTTGACACCTTCAAGCGCGCGTAAAAGCTGAACGTTCAGACTGTTTGCAAGTGCGTCAGCCAATTTGATGCCGCCGATTGTTTGCCATAGCTGCACGAAGCACTGCTGGCTTGTCGCCGCGTCGCGCTGCGTGGCGACGATCTCGGTGGCCGACTCCTTCGCTTTTTCGACAAGGCTTTTGTTCTTCATAATCGCTCCTTCTCAATCCAGAAATCAGGATTTTTTCTAGACAAAAAAGAAATTCCTTAGCAAAAACTAACTTTGTGTTTAGGGAAATCCAGAAATTTCTGGATTTTTACTCTTCCCATTCGCCGCTCGGACGGCGCACGCGCGGCGGGGGAGCGCCCCGGTCATCGAAAGACCGGACGAGTATCTGGCGCGTGTGCGGTTTGATTTTCGGAAGCTCTAATCCGACTTGCAGAAAGCCGGAATCTGTTTCTAATACATACTCGTCAAAGGCGAGGGTAATGAGAGCTTCCAAGCAAAACTCTGGCGGCAAGCCGGTCAACTCTGATAGGTCGAAGGCAGTGACAGGAATCGTCTGCGTCTCGTTCAACACTGTGAGAATCTTCATCGTGTTGCGGACGGTCTCGCTCAAGTAGTAAACGTTCTCACGATCTTCTTGCATCATTTTGTTCTCCTGATTTAGTTGATAAATCAGCTATGCAGACATCGTTATAGTTAGCTGCGAACTCCATCAGCTTGATGCCTAACGTCCAGCCCTTCTCCGTTTGCGCGGCGTAGCCTTGAAGCTTGAGAGTGAGCAAAGCGCGACGGCAAAAATCGTATGAAAAGCTCGTGCGATCTGCGACGCGCTGGATCGAAACCGGCTCGAAATTCGTGCCGCGCAGGGCTTCAAGAACTTTCAGGCCGCGCGCTAAATTGTCGTTGATGTAGTCGCTGTCGGCGCGCTTGCTCATTTGACCGCTTCCTCTAATTCGCCCTTGACTGTTTGCTGAAAGTCGAGCGAGGTTTGCCCGGCCAACTCTGGGAAGTTTCGTTTCTGCAAATGCCAGAGCGTCGCTAATTCATCAATCGCCTGCGAGCGATAAGGTCTCGACCAATTGAGGAAATCCGCTGCCGATTGAATCCAGAAATAGCCATAGGGCGGCTGTCTCGAAGAACCGACGGGCAAGAGCCATTCGCGCCGGAGCGTGCGGATCATGTCTTTGACTTTGCGCTCCGAGCAGCGGAAGTGTTCGGCGAGCGTATCGAGCGAGATCGGATATTCGCTCGTCGCGCGTGTGAGAAATCGCGCCGCGACGAAAAGCAATTCATCAATGGATTGCTGCTTGTCTTCACGCTCCCAAATGCAAAGCGCAAGGCGCACGGCGGGCGCGCTGAATCGTTTGTCTTCGTGAAAGCACAAAGGGCAGCGGCGCGGTTTGGAGCCAGTAATGGTTAAGCCGCTGTCGAGGCAAACATCGCAAAGCGAAGACTTGATGATTTCCATCAACGGGCTTTCGGAATGAACAAGAAAGGTCATCGCGCATCCCTCCGGTTCATCGCCTTGAGTGCTTCGATAACTTTGTTGGTTTCGGCGGTTGTGGTGGGCGTGTTTTTTTTGATGATCGAGCGGCTGAGTTGTGCGAGTCCTTCATCCGTCATTTGCCGACGGCGCGCGAGGTCGCGCATTAACTGAAGGTGCGCCGGTTGCGCAATCTGAGCGACGCCAGCTTGCTTACGGCGATGCTGAACTGTGCGACGTGACACAATCGGATCGCCGCCGAGTTTGGCGATGACCTTATCGGCTTCATCGCGGTTCAGCGCGCGAATGCTGCGCTTGCCGGTGACTTCTTCGACAAGCTGATGTATGTCGTCATCATCGAATTGCACGCGATGAGCGAGGCCGAAGATGGCCTTGACTTGCGCGTGCGTTTTATTGCCGCGCTCGATGGCGGGCGTGCTGCAAAAGGCTGTGTTGCTACTCATAATTCTCTCCCTTCGTTGGTAAGACCGAGCTTGCCTTTTTCGCAATGCTCAAGTCTCACCATTAGCTGATCTAGTTCTTGCTGATATTCAGACATCTCTTTCTGAACAACAGAGAGCGGCGCACCAGAGACCAGTGCAGTAACGACATCAGTGTTTTCTGCAATTACTTTGGCGAGTCGGGCGCGATATTCGCATTGCGTGAGAGGTTCAACGTTTTGACGTTCGCGGAAGCGCCTTAGCTTGCGCAAGTAACGCTCCACAAGAGCAACAGCCATTGACGGGTTTCGCAGAAGAAACCAATCAAAGATGCGATCCATGCGCTTGATAGGATTGATTAAACCTGTCGAACTCGGAGATTCATCAGAGCATGGTCGTCGTGACCATTTTTCATAACTAGAGCGCGAGATATTATTGAACTCTGCAAACTCGTCTCCTTCGTGTTTGCCCACGCCCTTTTCGATAATTTCATGCGGCTCTAATTCGATAGTTTCTTTCAATGTTTACTCCTTACGAGATTTCAAAAAAATCGCATTGTCGATTGAAGGCAAAAAAAATTAAGCTGCGCGGTGTTCAGAACGAGCACCGACCTTGATTGAGTTGTCGAAGCGAATGCCATAACGTTTTTTCAGCTTCTTCCTGATGCGCGATGTGGCACGCAGATAGTTAATTACCTGCGAGACGTTGGCGCGATTCTCGCCAATCGCAAGAGCTATCTCGTTTACCTTTAATCCTCGTAATGCGAGGAAAGCCTTGATTTCGCGTGCGTTCATGTCGTATTTTCCAGAGCAACAATCGGAACGAATGTTCCAAACAAGGCGAGATATTAAAACAGATGTTGGATTCGGTCAAGGAAAATCAAACAAGCGTTTCACGGGAAACATTTGCTAATCGCTTCGCTGAATTGTTTAACTTTGCTTCGGCGGCTGAAATAGGACGCAAAATTGATATTCCGCACGCTACTGTGAGTAATTATTTGAAGGGCAGAATGCCCGCGCCAGATGTTCTTGTCAAAATTGCAAATCAAACAAGCGTTTCGCTAAATTGGCTTCTAATCGGTGAGGGTTCAAAATTTTTAACAAAAGAAATAAATCAATCTGGAGCAGTTTCCGAACCGTTTACGCAGCCTTATGCGATTTTTAATGAAGAAGCTTTGGCGCTATTCATCAGGCGTATAGCACGCGAAGAATTAGAAGATGCTATTAGAGAAGAATACTTTATTGATGCGGCTTCACAGCAAGCTAATGTTAGAGATATACAGTCAGCGCAGAAGGAATTAGTTGATGATTTAGGCAGCGTCGGCGGCGAGGCTCAAGAAAGAGTCGCAAAGAAAAGGAAGGCGTAGATTATGTTAAGCGGTTTCACACGGGCAGAGCGCGTTCGCGTTCCAGATGTCGGGCAATTAGCAGCCGGATCAACTGTGCTATTTGAGCCGCGCGGTAAAGTCTGGATTACACGTCCAGTTAATGCTCGTCCCGGCGATCTGCTTGTCTCGGCACGCATCAGCGGCGATTCTTTACGCAATGATGGCATCCATGATGGAGACCGTATTACATGCCGAACAAACTTTGTATTGTCCGAGATTCGTAATGGACGGTTGGTTGTAGTCAAACTGCCGTGTAGTGGATTAGTCGTCAAGCATTTTCATTTGCAAGAGAATAGGATGGTGCTTCTGCGTTCAGCTAATCCGAAGTATAAGGACTTGCCGTTCGATCTTGACGAAATCGAAATCAAAGCCGTCGTGCTAGAAAGCACCCGTATATGGGAGTAAATCAGACTATTAATCTATGAAAAAGCTATTTTTAATCAGTGTCTTTGTTCTAACCTTCATCCCAACGGTGTCGGCGCAAAAACGATATGGCACTTATTACCGAAGTGACGAATATGGAAGAGGGGACATAACTTTTCAAGAAGTTCAACGTGGGAAAATCAAAGGTCTTAATTTTGAGATTTCAATTGCGGGCGGAACCAGAGGCATTTGCATCGGCGGTCTCAAGGGTAAAGCTAAATGGATTGATGCAAATGTTGCTGAGTTTAACGGCGAGTTCAACGAGCGTGACGCTGAAAATGGCGAAGCTATTGGTTGTCGTCTAACCTTTATTTTCTCATCCAATCGAGTAGTTGTAAGAGAACACGACTGCAATAATTTTCACGGCGCAAGTTGTCAGTTTGAAGGAACATTCAAGCGTCAGAGCGATTCAGCTAAAATCAGAAAGAAATCTAAATGAGAGCGCAATCAAATAAGTTGCTCAATCATCTCGCCTCGCTGCTCAACAAATAAAAGTTGCGGCTTAATAAATCTTAATGTAATCTCCGGTCACTGGCGCATTCTGCAAGCGTCGCGTTACCAGCCCCTAAACTGGCGACGGAGATTTCCTTTTAATGCCTCGACAATATGATTTCGGCTTCGCAATACGCCCATGTCTGCGCCTTTCCCGCATCGAAGAGATTCTTCAACAAACAAAGATTGTTGACCCTGTGCCCTCGCGCAAAACTTTGATTCGAGCACTCGAACAAGGCTTGCTTGATGGTAAGAAAGTTAAATCAGGATGGATCGTGTATGAAGATTCATTCAACGCATGGGTGCGCTCACACCAACCTGAAGAATACGCTTCCATCTAATCCACTCGGACAAACCGGACAACTCGGCGATTTTAAGTCATTTCGGACAAGTGCGGACAACTCGGACAAGTAGGCTTCCGGCTTTCCTCTCTTTCGTCGTAGTGTGCGTTCTTTATGAACCGCACGAAGCAAAAAGAAGTCGAACAACTGCTCGCCGAATGGTCTGAACGACAAGCGGCTTACAAGCGCGTCACAGCCAAGCGCGACCGCATGTTGCAGCCGCTTCGTGAAGTGTTCGATGCTTCTGCCAACCCGATTAACGAACACGCAGCGGCGAAGCTGCGTCCACTTGAGGAGGAAATCAATGCGCTAGAAAAGCAGATAAAGTCCGCCATGCTCGCCGAAGCCGAAGCGAACGGTTCGGTGTCGCGCATCTCTAGCAGCACAGCCGTCGCGGAAATCTCGACCACTTCGCGCCGTGAAATCAATCCACAAACTTTCTTCAATAACATTCCAGTAGACGAGCACGGCCACGCCTTCTGGAGTTGCTTTAGCGTGCTCATCGGACGCGCCGAAAAGTTCTTGGGCAGCGGTATTGATCGTATCGCTTCACTCAAGCACACGCATAACGTTTCAATCCGGGCGAAGGAATAAGTCATGTCAAAACTTGTGCCAATCGTGATTCTTGGAATCTACAAAACGGCAAATGGGCAATTGCCCGCGCACATGGCTCAACTCGCGCCCGACGCCGCCGCGTCGCTCGCCGAAGTCAACGACGAGATTAAACGGCGCGGCGGCACTCTTCGTTTGTCCGACGCTTATCGTGATTCGGCGATGCAGGCAAAGGCGCACGACGATTATGTGCATGGGCGAAAGACTGCTTACTCGCCGCCAGCCGGTTCGTCTATGCACGAAGCCGGACGCGCCATCGATGTTGATCTTGCGACGCTCATTCATCCCGGCTCAGTTCCCGCCGGTCACACGCTGTTCAACGAAAACGAAATCCGCTCGATCTTCGGCGCGCACGGCTGGACGTTCATCGCGCCCGTCGGCAACCCGCACAGCGTCGATGTTGCCGAGAGTTGGCATTTTGAAAAAAGAGGCAAGTTCGCGGAAGTCTATGACAAGACGCTGAAAGACACGCTCGATCACAAAGCCGCCTACCGCGCGATGACGCGCGCGGCCATCGCCGATTTATCACACAACTAATTTTCGGATTTTATCGAAGGCATCTGAAGGAGAATTTATGCGGAGGCTGATTGTTATCTATCATCTGTGCGCGGCGTTTGCTCATTCGATCACGCGCTCGAAACTGATTTCGGTTCTCGGTTTAGTAACAGTGGTGTTGAGCGCAGTCAATCCGCAAGTCTTTGTCGGTCACCCGCGCGTACAGGCGCTGCTGGTCACTATTGGCTCTGTCGCCGCCGCGCTCGGTCGCGCATTGCTCGCGTCGAGCGTCCCGCCGCAACCAGACCGCGTATCCGGCGGGCAAAGATTACGGAGCATTGTGCCGCTGCTTTTCCTCGCGCCGCTGCTCGGTCTGGCCTTCCTCTCGTCAGCTTGCGACAAGGATCAACTGCACCGCGCGGCAGTGGCCTCTGACCGCATGGCAAGCCTCGTATCTGTCGGCATCGATCTCAAACGCGAACTGCGCGCCGAGGACAAGATTGACGACAGCAGCGAACTCGAACTAACGCGTGATTTGCTTGATTTGAACACGGCCGTGACGCTGCTGAACGACCACGCGCGCCGCTATCAAACCTTCAACGCGACAGCGCAGGGCGATCTCAAACAAGCGTTCAGCACGGTCTCGCTGGCCTTTGCTGCTTTTGCCAACGATACGACGCTGCACATCAAGAATCCGGCAGCGCAGGCCAGACTCGCGCCCGTGCTCGCCAGCATGAGAGCCGCGATGTTTATCATCGGCGCGGTGCTCGGCAACGATTCACTGCGCAAGCCTGCTCCCGTACACACGATTGACCCGCCGCACGGCCCCATCGCAGGCGGCACTGAGGGCGTCCGGCAAGTTCTTTCCTGTGGAGGCGTTTATGTCTGAATCAACTGACACGCAAAAGCTTTACGAGATGCTGCCATTGGCAGTGAAAACCGCGCAGGAAGTCGTGACGTTGCTCGCCGCCGAGCGCGCCCGTTCCGGCATGACGACGGAACAGATTTTCGAGAAAGCGGGCATCACGCTGGAAGAGAACGACGCGCGGCTGCTCGAAGACCTCGCGCTTTTACAGGGATAGGACGACGCAGGCAATGGCAGAGAGAACCTCGCAAGCGGATCGGATCACAAGGGTCGAAGCACAAGTGGCAGAGTTGAAAGAAAACTATGCCTCCCAATTATGGGTGACGAACAAAGTCACGTCCATCGAAAGCGCGATGACGGTGATGCGCTCGACGCTGGAAGAGATGGCGCGGCGTTTTGACACAACCACCACGCAGATGGCCGACCAGTTGAGAACAGTGTTTCGCACGCAGGACGAAATCTTGAAAGCCAAAGGCGAACAGGACAGACAACTGGTCGAAGCGCGCATCGAGCTTGAGCGAGCTCTAGGTAAGGCGCAGCTCAAAATTTTAGAAGACAAAGCGGCGCAAGATAGAGAAGACCACGAACGCGAACGCACCGAGCGCGAGCAGATGCGCTGGTACAACCTCGTCAAAGATCGCTACGGGCCGCTCGTCGGCTTGCTCGGCGGCATTTGTTTGTTGATGAGTGCCGTCGGCGCAGGGGTGATGTGGTGGATTGTGACGGCGATGGCTGCGCACAAGTGAACAGATGAAGCAACGCATTCTAATTGTCGAAGATTTCGAGCCGTCCGCCGAACTGCTCCGCGTTTGGTTGAGTAGTCTCGGCTTCGTTGTTGACGTTGCGCCGGGAGGCTGTGAAGCCCTCGCGCTGCACAAAGCGGCACGCGCCGAGCACCGCGATTACAGTGTGATTGTGCTCGACTTGGCGATGCCGGAGATGGGCGGCTTTGAGGTCGCTGAAAATATACGATTGACCGACACGGATATTGAAATCGCAATCTGGTCGGCAAACGTTGATTCGCTCGGCATCGCCCGTGCCGCGTTGCTCGGCATCACGGAGATCATGCGCAAGCCGACTCCTCTGGAGCAGATAGAGTCCGCAATCAGGCGCTGCCTTGAGCGAAGTCGAGGGAATCTCGTGGATAAACAAAGTAAGTGTCCAAAATGTGAGCAAATCAATAAAGCGCAAACCGGCGAACATCCGTGCGAAGAATGCGGGTTGCCAATTCTTCATGATGAGAAAGTGAATGACACCTAATGCCGCGCCCGTATTCAACGGAAGCTATAGAAGAATGCCAACGCCTCTATTTGCGCTTCAACGGCCAGCACCATGATCGCATCGAGCGGCAGATGCGCCGGACATGGCCGGGCTGGTCAAAGCAGAATTTGTACACGCGCGGCGCGGGCGCGAACAAGAAAATCGGGTGGATTGAAAAATACGGATGGGAAAAGTCGCTGAAGCTGCATCTGGCGAGCCGTCCCGAAGCAACGCTCACATCTGCCGAAAAAGTCTTCAATGAGATCGAAGAGATCAGACAGAAGATTTACGAGCAGATTAAAACTGTCGGGCCGACAGACCGCGATCTTATTTACCAGCACCGCGATTACAGCAAGCTGTCAATCGACGCGCTGAACAAGATAACCGGCGCAGGCCATACCTTTGAAAACTTTGTGGCGATGTGGGAACGCCTGCTTGATTGGCTGCCGGACATTGATGAGCGCGCGGCCACCGCGCTTTTGAAAGTCGCCGATCAGGTAATCGAAAAGGCTTCTGCTGAATATGGCAAACAGGAAACCAACAGCAGCGGAAGCGCAGGTCGGTAGAGCAAAGGCGGCGACGGAACGCGCCCGCGCCCGGCTCTCTACCCAAACGGGAACAGCGGACGAAATTGATATTACGCGCGCCTCGCTTTCATGGTGGCGCGCGCGATGGGCGGATCAAGCTATCCGCCGACTGTTCATTGAAAACTTCATCTGGATACGAGATGCGTTCGATGAGAACAAGCTGACGCTCTTGAAGTTCAACGATTTTCAGGCAGACCTTCACCAGAAAGTTACAGGCCGCGACGCCATTGTTAAGTTCCGGCGCGGCGGCTCATCTACTTATTGGAAAGCTGCTGACTTCGCTGACGCTGTTGTGCTCGAAGGCTGCAACGTGCGCGTTGTGCCGCAAGACCCTGACACTGAAGAAGGATTTCGCGCCGACATTAAGACGATGTACGAAAACCTGCCCGACCATTTGCGACCCGGCGTGCGGCAATGGACGGATCGATTGATCTGGTTCACCAATGACAGCCGGATCGTCACGGCGACGGTGCAGCCCGGACATGAACAAAAAGGGCGTGGTCAAACAATCAGTCGATTGTTTCTCACTGAAGTTCCGTTCTGGCGCGGCAATCAACGCAAAGCAGCAACCGCTTTGATCGAAGCGACGGCGGGCGGGCAGGTCGCGGTCGAAAGCACACCATTCGGCATCGAGTGGTTTCATTCGATTTATCAGGACGGTAAGACGAACAAAGGCGGCTGGACTTCGCACTTCTACGAATGGTGGTGGAAACGCGAATACAGAATCGAAGGCGCGCAGATAGCGCGCGTCGAAAAGTCTTGGGTGTTAGTACAGCCCGGACAATCAATCGAAGACTTTTCTTTTCCGGCAGAAGGCAGCGGTTCGGAGAAAATCACAGCGTACAAGCAATTGCTCAATCAAGTTCTGTCTGTGGCCGAGCGCGTCGTCGCCGTTAAGGTTTTACGCCACTTACTCAAACTCGGTTATGTGCCTGCGCGCACAAAATGGTTCGCGCCGGAAGTCGCGGCTTACATTGCATGGCGCAGAGGCAAGATCGGAGAGTTGCCCGGCGGCGAACAACAGTTCCAAGTCGAGTATCCCGAAAACGATCAGGATTGCTTCGAGCAAACAGGCCGTCCGGTTGTGAAGGCCGAGTATTTGAAAACAACCTGCGAGCCTTCGGACGCAGTGTTAGGACGCGAATACGCAATCGGCTGCGATACGAGCTTGGGACTTGAGAGCGGCGATCCGGCGGCAATTGAAATCATTGAGGTGCATACCGGACGCCAAGTGTACGAAGAAACGTTAAAGCGCCAGCCGGACTTGCTGGCTGATCGTCTTGCGGAACTCTCTGATCTTTATAACGGCGCGCTGCTCGTCGTTGAACGCAACGGCCCCGGCATCGCGACAGTCAGGAAGCTGCTTGAAATGGGCTATGAAGATCGCGTTTACCGTCATCTCGATGCGCGGCTGCGGCGAGCGGTTGAAGACAATCGATTGACGCTCGATGAAGCAATGGAGCAGGCGCAGCATGGTTTCCCGACCAGCACGGAAACAAAGCCGCTTGCGGCGATGGAGTTAGAGCGCGGACTGCGCACCGGCGCACTCGGTCTTTCAAGTCAGGCGTTCTGCGATGAAGCGAGAACGGTGGTGTGGTTTGACAACGGAAGTTACGGCGCGCTGCCGGGCTATCACGACGACAGATTTATGGCGCTCGCGATTGTCTGGCTGGTAGTGCGAACAACCGTCGGCATGTTCACAGGATTTGTGGGCTGCCTGCCCGAGTCAGGATACGCCCGTTAGGGTGTCCCTAAGCGTCTCTGTGGCCTGTCAGTCGAGACGTAGGTAGCCGAAGCGGGGCGTTTCGGTAGAGGTCAAATAAACGCGAAGTTTGAGGGAATTGAAACGGGCTATGAGTCAGCATTCAATCTCGAATGGTCTCCGCCCAACGAAAGGCAACGACGTGGTTGCAGGGCGCGCGATGTAGGGGCTGGCGCGCGCAGTAATCATTCAATGCCAAATCCGCTTCGACTGGCGCGAGGCTAATCGAAGCGGATTACAAAACTGATCCACGATTTTAACGGGTAGACACACGAGAGAGATGAGCATTTTAGAGCGATTAAAATTTGCATGGGCAAGCCTATTTACAATAGGCGGCAATGAATTGCCCGAAGGCGGACGCTCGTCGCAGGAAAATGTTGGCGGCAGTTTCTCGAACTATCTTTCGCGTTACGGCTCTGTATCACCCGTCATCAACTTCGAGATGCTGGCGGCGCTCAAAAATCTTTATTTGTACAACCCGGATGTGAGCCAGTACGTGACGAACATCGTCAATCTCGGCAACACGGGACACAAACTGCAAATCGCCGCCCAATCTTCAACTGCTGAAGCTGCCGTCGCGCGACTTAATGAAGCAGCGACGCGCATCTATCTGCACGGCGCGGGCGTGGACGGTTTGATAAATCAATACCTGACGCAGATCGCGTGGTCAGGCGCATTGTCCAGTGAAGACGTTGTGAATTTCGGTGGACGGCGCGTTGAAAAGGTCGTCATGGTTCCGGTTGAATCAATCAGGTTTCGCTATTTAGACGGCGAGTATAAGCCGTTTCAAAAAACGAATCGCTTTGACCGTAAAGCGTCTGCCGGAGATTCACCGGGATTGATACCGCTGAATCCGTTTACATATCAATATCTCGCTCTCTCGACAATTGAAAATTCGCCATACGCAAAGCCGCCCGGGAGCGCCGCCGTCGAAGCCATCATTGACGTTCAAAAGCCGATTCTGGATAACGTCAAATACATCGCCAAGAAACTGGGCATTTTAGGACTCGTGACCGCGCTCGTAACTGCGCCGCCCAAACGTCCGGGTGAAACAGATGACGAACATCAAAGTCGAGCGAAGAAATATCTGGCAGCCGTCCGCGATTCGCTGACGGGAAACTTCAGCAACGGGCTGCTCGTCGCTTACCGCGACTACAAATTCGAGCATACGAATGTCTCGGCTGGAGCGCAGGGCGCATACGACATCAACCGGATGTCCGAAGAACAAGTGATGTCGGGCTTGGGAATGCAGCCTGCCTTCTTCGGTCGAACGGATAGCACAACGGAAACATACGCTGATGTCGTTTACAACCTGCTGCTCGCGCTCGTTTTCAATATGGTGCGACTGGCGAAACGGCGACAAGAGCAGACATATCGTCTTGATTTGCGGCTCGCGGCAATCGAAATCGACAGCGTGTCTTTAGCTTTCAACAAAGCGCACTCGCGCGATCCGTTGAAAGAAGCGCAAGCCGATGAGTCGCGCGTCCGCACGGTGCTTTTGAAAGTCGAAAAAGGCGTCATCTCGCCGGACGATGGAGCGCAAGAACTAGGATACGAATCTGCTTACGACCCGGAATTGATGACAGCAAATCCGAGTTTGGCGAGCGCGCTGCAAGCCGTCAGTTTTTCGCCCGATATGAAGCCGACAAAAATTCTCAATTTGCGTTTCAACCGTGAATCGCAAAAGTACGTTTACGTGCCGGATGTAATTACGCTCGGTGCAGGCAATGACAAACTTAGTGGTTCGACTTCAATCGAATCACTAAAAAAAAACAATTAACGGAGGCACAAATAGATGAAATTCTCGACCGGTTTATCGAACAGTATCAAGGCGGCGTCGCTCGTTATGGCGCTAATGCTGTCAATCTGTTGCTCGAACGTCTTCGCAGATTCCTGCGCGAAAGCAAATACGACGACTTCAAAAGTGAAAGCGACTTTGCCGAGCGAGCGTTCGGCGCACTCGGCGACGAGCTTCGCGCCGCTTGGTCGAGCGCAAGCGCAATCAATGCAATCAATCGCGCAACAAAATCAATCTACCGATTTTACCGGCTCAAAGACCCGACGCCTTTCGGCGACAAATCTCCCGTCAGATTACGGTTCGGCGGCCCGGACACCCGGTCAGTCAAATTCTTCGGCGAACTCGACCATTTTTACTTTTCAAAATTTGCGCCGAACAAATCCGACGAACTCAAATCCTTTTTACGAGAACGCTATCTCGAAAACGGTTCAAAGCTTTTCGGCCAGCGAACGCCCGAAGAACTCAATGACTTCCGTCAAGCTGCCGGAGACAAACTTAAAAATCTCTCAGACCGGTCAATCGAAACAATTATTCATACGAGCGTTCAACGAATCAGAAGTTGGGGGCATGTCGGCTCAATGGCGCAAGCTCGAATTAAGTTGGCGCGCATCGTTGCCATTCTCGACAAACGCACCAGCGACATTTGCCGCGAACTCGATGGCAAGATCATTCGCATTGGAACTGCGCAGGCCGCCATTGAACGCCTCAACGCACTCGAACCCGGCGACTTCGCTGTGCAGATGTATGAATCGAATATGGGTAAGGCGATTTCAAGAGACCCCGTCAACTTCATAAAGGGATTTATCGAAGAAGACGGGAAAACTATTTCAGATGATTTGGTGACAACTGGGCGAGCCGTACCACCTTTTCATCCCAGATGCAGGTCGCGTCTAGCCGCTGTGATTGCGGGAAGCAAGTCTTGAAAATTCGTGAGGAAGTTTAACTGACTTGCGTAGGTTGCAAGAAGCGCAAAGGACTTGCAGGTTTTTTGCCCAATTAGTGCCGCCTCTGGATAAAGGAACGACATGGTCAACGTGGAAAACATTATTCAAATCCACTTCGCAATAAGCACATTTGCCTTCTTGCTTTTTGTAGAGAGATTTAATGTCTTCGGCAGTGTGGAAACCTTCAGCGTTTCTTTCTCTGGCGCGACGGCGATGCTTGTTAGTTTTGTTTTGGGCTTTGTATTCGATGGTTTTTCGATACTCCGCAAGACAAGATTGGCAAACTCCATAATAACCATCTGCACAGCCAGCGTGTTTTCTGAAATTGTCAATCGGTTTAACCGTTTGACAACCGCTACATCTTTTCTCAGTTCTACTGATGTAGCTCCCTTCAGTCCTACGCTTGTCGCGTTGAGTTTTCATTCTTTGCTGGATTTTTTCTTTATCGCGGGCATAACGCTTTTGCCACTTTCTTTGTGCGGTTTCAGGATGTCGTTTAGCAGACTCGGCAAGTGCATTTCGGAGGCAAGGCTTGCATCGCGGATTCAAGCCATCATAGCGAGAACGGTCAACACCAAATTCAAAAACAGGTTTGGCTTGTTCACACTTCCAGCAAAGTTTGAATCGTTCCATAACAATCAAATTTTAGCATAGGAAAGAAATGAAACACGGAATCATCATGCTCGGCGCGAACCGCGCGAAGATAAATTTATTGGCACACATCCCGGCGCACGCACCCGACGAAAAATCGGCGAAAGCTCTAAGTAATGCGTCGCTCTGGTTCTTTGAAGGTAAGCACGGAAAAGCGCAAGCCAACGTGCAGGTGCCGACGGGCAAACTCGAATTAACCGAAGACCGCTACGTTTACAAAGACTTTCGCGCGATCTCGCAAATCTTTCTCTCGAATCGCGGGCTGGATTTTTCACGTCCGGGCGTTCTCGAAGCAGCGGTCGATATGCTGAAAGGCAAAACGATTTACGCCAACCATGATTTCAGCGACATCGACAACTGGCGCGGCGTGATCGCTGATTCGTTCTGGGACAAGGAAGGCAAAGATGCTGGCGGCGTTCCCGGCATAAATGTCACGACAAAGGTGGATGCGTTTCTAAATTACAGAACCGCGTGCGGCTTGATGATGACTCCGCCCGCTATCAATTCAGCCAGCGTAACAGTCGTGACCGAAGTCGAGTTCTCGCACCTTGATCTAGTCAAAGACGGCACGTTCTGGGAAAAGTTTTTAGAAGAAGCTGACGGCGAGATTGTGCGGCTGATCGTCACGCGCGTTATCGAGTTTTGGGAGATGAGCCTTGTCTTTATGGGCGAAGACCGTCTGGCGAAGAATTTGCCGTCCGATGAAGCGGACGATGCTCAAACGACCGACGAAAACTTACAGGCTGAAGCAACACGCGCGCGTCACTTAGCCGCGTCAAAACTAAATGCAACGGAGAAGAAAATGAAAGTAACTCAGGAACAAAAAAACTTGCTCGGCATCACTGCCGAAGGCGACGACGTGCCGGAGCAAAATGTTTTGGACGCGGCATTGTCATTCGCCACAAAAGCGAAAGATGTTGATCCGATCAAAATCGCAGAATTATCGGCTGCCGCCAAACAAGGCGAAACGCTGCTCGGTGAAAAGCGCAGGGAAGTAACGCGCCTCGCAACGTTATCCGAACTCGGATCGGAAGAAGGCACACTCAACGAAGTCCTTGCCGGGACAATCAACAAAGCGACGGCTGAAGAACTCGTCAATCTCGAAACCTACTATCGCGGCAAAGTGGGACACAAACTCGGCGTCGGTCGCAGTTCGATGGAGAACAGCGACGAAGTAGAAGCGGCAGGCGGCGTGAAGAACAGCGCGCAGCCATTCGTGTCAACTGGCGGGCTGGTCTAACACAAACACCATAAGGAGCGAGAAATAAAATGAAACTCAGAGCGCAGGTAGAAGGTTTGGCCGTCATCGCCATCATCGCGGTCGCCAATCTAGCGAAAGATACGTTGATGGCGATTACCGGAAACAGAACGATTGATAAGGCCGGAGCGAACGCGACGGTCATCGGGCGACTCGTCGTTCCGTCACGAACAGCGGGCGGGCAAGGAACCGTCGAAACCCGATTCAAGGAATTTGTCGAGATCAAAGCGGCAGCCAATCTGACCGCCGGTCAACTGGTCAAACTAGCGGCGGTGGACGGGACAACGGGCGAAAATCGCGCGGATGCTTGGGTGAGCGGCACGGACGGTGTCGAGCGGCTCTACGGCGTAGTGTGGAACGGCGCGGCGGCAGGCGGCACGGCGGAAATCCTGACTTACTAAAAGTCAATTATTGAAGGAGAAAAAATGTCACACGGATTAAAAGGAAAAGTCAGGGAAATGGTGACGCGTATGGATGCGCGTCGCCAGCAGGGAGAGAACATCAGTCTGCGCGGATTGATGGCGGAAACGTATAAAGACGCGAGCGGCGCGGCCTTGCAGCCGGAACACTTGTTCGCGGAACTCGGCATCAACCCGCAACGCACGCAGTTACAGGAACTCTTCCGCGAAGAGGACACTCGCTATCTGGCGGCGGAAATTATTCGCAACGGCGTGCGGCGCGGAATGGGACTGGCGCAGCGCGAGCAGCTTCAGGCGCTTCGTGATCGCGCAATGGCAGCCAGCCTAGCACCGACAACAGGCGAACAAGCGGGCGGGCAGCGTTTTATCTCCCCGGAAGTTTTCACCGATCCGGTCATGCGCGGCGCGGTGCAAAGCACGTTTTATCCCGATCTGGTCGTGCGTGAAGAAACCGTCGCGCAGCCGCAAGTCGTGATTCCGCGCATCAATTTGGCGGATGCCGTGCTGAAGGATTCCGGCGAGGCGGCGACCATCGAAGAAGGCTCGATTAGTTACGACACGAAAACCGTAACGATCAAGAAAAAAGCGCGCGAAATTAAAATGACATACGAAGCGATCCAATTTTCTTCGCTCTCGCTTGTGCAGTTGTTCATGGAAGATGTCGGGCGCATTTTGGGTCACACCTTAAACGGAATGGCAATCGAAGCCATTATTCTCGGCGACCAAAGCGATTTGTCCGAAGCGGCGGCGGTCGTCGGCGTCGAGGATACAACGAAGGGCATACAGTGGTTCGACATCGCGCGGGCGGCGATTCAGTTCGGATTGCTCGGACGCAACGGAATGCAGGCCATCGGCAACGCGACGAGCGCGCTCAATTATTTGAATTTGCCGGAAGTCAAGAACAAGCAGTTTCCAGGAGCGCCGCTCTTGGCGACGATGCTGAAATCTATGATGACAATGCCGGAGGAGCTTTACGTTTCAACGAAAGTCCCCGCTTCGCAAATTGTCCTTCAAGACCCGTCCATATCGCTCGTCCAATTAACGGCAATTCCTCTCATGGTCGAAACCGAACGCATCATCTCTAAGCAGATCCTCGGCTCGGCTGTGTCGATCTACACCGGCTTCGCGAAATTGCAGCGCAATGCGTCGGTCGTGCTGGACGGCTCGATCTCGTTCGCCGCAAATGGCTTCCCTGTGTTTATGAGTCCGCTCGCCTAATAAGCAGGCGGTGAAGTTCCAATCGGGAGAAGCGCATAGCTTCTCCCATTCAATAAACGATTTATCAAATTGAGGAAAGAAACCATGAAGAATATACAAGCGCAGCCGGGCGACACGGTTGAATTGAAAGACAAGGACGGTGGGTTTTACGACGATGAAACGAATTTCAAAATCGTGCGTAAGCAAAAAGCCACTCTCGGCAACACCATCGGCAGTCGAACCACTCAAGCCCTGTTGAGCGGCGGATTGCTGATCGTTGAGTCACCCGCAATCGAAACTCTGCCTAACATGCAAGACAAAGAGAAAAAATAACGCAGGAGTGTCGCCGTGCCGCAGATTTTGACTGTCGAAGGATTTCGAGCAATGTTCGGTGAAATCGACACGCCGACGACGGACGCGCAGATTAAGCGTCCGCTCGGTGTGGCGGCACGGCGTATTCGTTCATGGGTCGGCGATTTGGTTTTTAACGCAGCGGTCGAAGCCGCCGAGGACGATGAAGCAAAACTCGATTTGCAGGCAGCGGTCGGCTACATGGCAATGCACTTTTTGATTGCCAATTTCAACACAGTCGTCCGCGCGGGCGGCATCGTCTTAAGCGAAAAGGTGGAAGGCAATACGGTTCTTTCCTACTTGCCGCCGAGCCAAACGGTCGTGCGTGCGCAGGAGTTTTTTGACCTTGCGGACGAAATGTGCCGCCCGCACAAATTGCCGGAAGCGATGGGAACAATCGAGACGATTTTTGATGAGCGTGGATTTAACAGCCTTAGATGAACTCGCGCGCGAGATTGAGGAGTTCAAACGGATCACGCTCGGCCAGCTTGTCGAGCGCGGTGCCGAGATAGTCCGCGAAGAAGTTCCGAAGGTTACTCACCGTTTGGAGTCGGGCGTATCGAGCGATGTTGATTACGACAAGCTGACCGGCACCATCATTGTCTCGGCGGAATCTGATCGGCGCGGCGCGCGAACAGCGACGCTGCATTTGAAAGACGGAAAGACACGAGCAGTCAAACTTCGCCCGACAAAGGCTTACAACTATGCGGAAGTCGTAGCACGCGGAAACAAGTCAGCGACTCTGTATCCGAGCAAAGCAAAGGCATTTTTGATTCCCGTGTCATCCGCGCCGAGCGATGGCGGCGAATACATTACGGACGGCGACCAGATTTATATCGTGCGGCGCAATCGTAGCGGTCAAAAGCCTAATCCTTATGACGAACGTGCAATGAAGCGATTAGGAGACGAAGCAGTGGGCATCACGACGGCCATCGCGCAGGAGTTTTTCCAATGACGGACGACCCGGTTGAAGATTTAACATTCGATTTTTTAGAAGAGAAATTTGCCGCCGCGCCGGACGATTCTATTCTAAAGAATCTGGAATTGCACGACACGCTGTTCAAACCAATCGAGAAGGATGCAGGCGTTCGCATCTCGGATGCAGAAAGCGATTTCTCAATCAATGCGCAAGATGAGATGCAGGAATACGACGCGCTTCTGACGCTCGTCTGTTTCGCTCGAATCGAAGGCGCAGACAAAACCGAACGGCGCGCGGCGCGGCGGCGCGCTTTTCAAATTTCAAAGGCCGTCGCGCAGTTATTTTTCAACGACGAGCGAATGAACGGGCGCGTCTGCCACTCACGCATTCTCCCAGCAGTGCGCGGCTTTGATTCAATCAACAGCAAACCGTATGCGGTCGTCAATATGCCGATAGTTTTCAACGAATCGGGACAAGTTAATTTTGACAAAAGGAGAAACTACTGATGGCGAAAGAAATTGTTTTGAAGGCCAAGTCGGGCGCGCCGGAATTTATTGCACAGGGCGTTTACGACGTAACGCTCGAAGACGGCTATTACCGCACGAGTAGCCGCGCGTTCGCCGATTCGATTATCGGAAACGGCTATGCAACTGAAGTTGAAGAAGAGAAAGAGAAAGAAGCATCGGGCGAAAGCCAATCCGAGCAAGGAGAAAATAAATAATGGATACGGCGACAAACAGAGGTTACGCGTGGGCGCTGCAAACCGACTTCGCCACGCAGAAAGTGATCGCGGCGGCAGCGCTCAAGCAACTGCTGGCGAGCGACAATAATTTCATTGATTACAAACCTGCTGTCCAAGACAACGAAGGTTGGGCCAACGGCGTTAATTCCGCTACCGATCAATGGATTCAAGCGCACGATGCCAGCGTCGGGCATACGATCCCCGGCCACTCGCAGGAAATAGGCAAAATCTTTTTGCTCAATCTCGGCGATTACACTCTTTCGACTCCAACCGGCGCAACAAACGCCCGGCTGCACGTTTTCAAACCGACTGATCCGAATGTGACGCGGCAAGATAGAGCCGTCACTTACGCTGAGAAACTCGGCGCGGGCTGGAATGTGTTGATGCCGCGCGCGGTCTCGGACGGTTTCGCTCTGAATGCTGACGGTCTGGGCGTGCTGATGCTCGATTTTAATCTGCTCGGCGCAGGGTTGATTATTCCAGCCAGCGGAGTTACGTGGGCGGGATCGACGCCGACCGTCACTAAATTGACGGCTCTCCATAAACTCTTCAACACGCAGATCGCGCTCGTCGTCACAGATGCCGGAACGCCAACCACATACGGCTGCCGTTACAGAAGTTTCAAAGCCAACTTCAAAAAGACCATGCTGTCTGAAGCAGGCTATAAGCCCGGCTGCGCAGATTTCTTCACTGCAAATGATCCGACGAGCGGCGTGATTCGTTCAGCGCACGAGTTCGACAAACAGATGCTGGACTTCGAGTTCGTTGTTGACATGGGAACAAGCTCGCCGGAATTTGCCGCTGTGCAGCAGCAACGACCGTTCGACCTGTTGTTGACCGCGATGGGCGGCATCATCGAAGGCGCAATTCGCCATCGTCTTGATTTGAAAATCCCGATAGCGAAATACAGCGCTGCCAAACCAACTATCACGAACAACATCGCCACGTTCACCATCAGCGGCAAAGCTCTCTTCGATTTCGCAACGAACAAATTGTTTTCGCTCGAACTGACGAACGACGTAGCAAACTACGCGAGCGCATTTTAGTCACATTCGATTTTTAGCCCGCAGGCGGACGGCTCGTATCCGCCAATAATCTTTACAGGAGAAAATTCAATATGTCAGACACAGCCCCAACCGAAATGCCGAGCGAATCCAAACTGCTTTTCGATGCCGACGCCGAGCAGCGCGTCGAATTAACTTTGCGGCGTACTGATAACGGCGGCAAAGTCAAAAAGAACCGCGTCGCTCACATCTTTCGTCCGATGACGGATGAAGAATTTTTTCAATACGAACAGAAAAAGAGCATCGTCCAGAAGATCAGCGGGACGAACATTGTGAACGTGCGGACGCAGGATAAGAATTTGCAGGCCGCAGAATGGCTGTGGAACGAAGTTGCAGTGGGACGCACTGGTTACGTCGAGCGCTCCGATTGGCGTGAAAAAACCGATCTGCTCGATAAACATACCGCAATCAAGGACGGTCTGTTGGCGGTTTTCCCGGCAACAGATTCCAACACGGATATTTTCGATGATTCCACGCTCGACGCCGAAATGCTCGTCGAAGATGACGACGAGTTTTCTGACGAATTGGTGGACGAAGACGCGCAGACAATCGTGCGTCTCGACTGTCTGTTCAATTCTCAAGCGATTACTACAACGCATTATTTTGCGGCTCCTTCAGCCAAAGATGTAACGGATTACGAAAACTTTATGAAGAAGGCCAGCAATATGATGGACGGGCGCAAAGGGTGGCGGCAGAAGAAAGCGAATCAGACTTCGCAGATTTCAATTCCGTCGAAGGCGCGCGAACTGTGCGGTTTGTATGATCGCTTGATTATCAAGCCGGAAGGTTATGTGGGACGAGTTCCGGCGCATCACAAGCGCGAAGCTGTGCTGGAAATCTTCACGCGCGAGGCGGATGTGAACGAGGGAAACGAGGGAAACTAACACAGCTTGCGCCGTTCGTTTTGGCAAGAGTCAAAAAGCTCTATGAGGCGAACGGCGGCGCAAGCACAAATTCAATTTGTCCGGGTGAAGAAGCTTGCGAAGACTTTGCGGCGGCAGCGGGCGTAACGCGCGAAGAAAAATGCGAGAACGTCTGCGCGGGTTGTCATCTTCTCGCAACCAAAATTCAGAACATAGAATCGGTCATCGGAGAAGATGAAGCGGAAATCTATATCGCAGAAGTCGAGCAAGTGCGTCGGACGCGAGATTCCGGCGCGGGGCTTGATTTAACGACGATCAGCTTTTTGACGTGGCGGCTGCTTTTGATTTACGACGATGCGGTTGAAGCCTATGAGCGTGATTTGCGGTTATATGCCAAAGCATTGTTCGAGGCGTTGGCGGCGAGAGGAACTTGATCGAGTCAGACGTTAGAAAATTGGCTTTTAGATTTTCTCTTCCACTCTTCTGGATGTAAAAGCCTGTTTCCAACTAGATAAAGCAGAACGCATACGCCCAAGCCGCCCATCAGTGAAACAATAAAAGCGATTGGTGTGGCATTCCAAAACACATTGATGAGAAAAACCGAGGCGAAAAGAAAAATCAGGCCGACGATTAATAAGGCAACAATGTTTTTGAGAAAGTTCATAGGCGCAGAATAACACAAAATGGCAAGCCCGAGAATCACAATCGAAGTATCAATAAAGGATACGGGCGACGCAGCTTTCGCTCGAATGAAGGCGCGTTTTGAAGAACTCGCCGACGTTTCGGATAAAGCCGTCTCGGAAATCGGAAAATCGTTGAACGAGAAACTGTCGAGCGGGTTCGCGGCGGGTGGCGAACGCGAATATCTCGAAACTATTCGTAGGCTTCAGCCGGAGCTAAAGCAGCTTCACCAGAACATTAAAGATGGTGCGCTTGATTTAACTGATTATCATCGACGGATGCAGATGCTCGATCCGGCGACTCGCTCCGCCATCGCCGCTGCCAATCAACTCGGCTCCGCGTTTAGAAAGACAGGCGATGAAGCGGAACATGGCACAAACGGACTCGGAAATCTGCTTATCAAATTAGATTTGCTCGGACGAGCCACCAACTTCATTCAACAGAAATTCGGTGAAGCAACGCAGGAGTTTCTCCAGTTCGGACGCAACATCGCCAACATCGGATCGATTGCCGATGATGGGTTCGATTTGTCGAAAGTAAAAGAAGATTTGATGGCGCTGCCGCCTGAGTTCGGACACGCTTCGGACGAAGCCAGAGGTTTTTATCAAGCCTTGAGTTCCGGCGTTGCAGCCGCCGACGCGCTGCAATTTACAAAAGATTCCGCGATTGCCGCGAAAGCTGGCCTAACAGACTTGTTTACGACGGTTGACGCTTCGACAACGGTTCTCAATTCTTATGGCATCGCCGCAAGCAACGTTACAAATGTCTATGATTTGATGTTTGAAACGGTAAAGCGGGGCAAAATTGAATTTCCGCAACTCGCGAGTTATATCGGCAACGTGAGCAATATATCGGCGCAGGCTGGAATTTCGATTCAAGAAATGTTCGCCGTCATTGCCACCGCCACCGCAACCACGAAGCCTGCCATTGCGGTTGACGCCTTTCGCTCGGCGATCACGGGCATTCTCAAACCATCTGAAGAAGCGACGAAGCTGGCCGAGCAACTCGGCCTTCAATTCGATGTCGCTGCTGTGCGCGCGAAAGGCTTCTCCGGTTTTCTCGCCGACGTGATGGAAAAGACGCATGGCAATATCGAATCGTTGGCAACATTGTTCGGCAATGTCGAAGGTCTCAATTCTATCCTGTCGATCACTGGCGCACAGTCGAATAATTTCACGCAAAGCATAGAGGCGATGAAGCAGGCTTTTGGTAGCGCCGATCCCACACTCAATGCCTTTAACAAGCAACAGGAATCTCTCGGCGCGCAGATGGACGCGAGTGGCGTGCTGATCGAAAAAGGTTTCTTGAAAGTGTTCGGTCTGATTGAGCCGACTTTGATTGCAGTTCTCTTGGTCATCAATAAATATCCCGTGCCGTTCGGAGTAGCAGCGGCGGCTGTCGGCGCGTTGACCGTCGCGCATCTGCTTTTGAACACTCAATTAGTTGCTACTGCCGTGACTTCGATTCCCGCTTTGATTCGCGGTTTGATGCAGACGATTGCCACGATGATTTCTTTAGAAGCGACGATGGCGGCAGGCGCAACTGGCATAGTGGCTTTTACTGCCGGATGGGGATTGCTGGCAATCGCAGTGCTCGGCGGTCTATACGCTCTCTCCCAATACAGCCAAGCGCAAGCGAAAACCGCCGAAGAACATCAGAAAGGGATTGACGCTATTAAAGGTCAAGCGGACGCCCTCAATCAACAAAGGCAATCGCTTTCGTCTTTGCAGGGCGATGTCTCGCATTTGACGCTCGAACAAGGAAAACTCGCCGAGATTTACAACACTCTCGATTCAACATCGAAGGCGCACGTCAATAATTTAATTCACGAAAAGGGCGCAGTCGGCGCGCTTGCCGATGAACTCGAACGACTCAATAAAGCCAACCTTTCCGAAGTGCAAACACGGCTGACCTTGCTCGCTAATCATGCATTCGACGCTTTCAATAAATTCAAGCAAGCGAAAGAAGAAGCTGATAAAGCGGAAGCGGCAATTACTCAAGCGAGAACTCCGGGTTTGTCCGATAAGGTCATCTACCATCACACCGGAGAAGGTGCGATTGTCAGCGAAGTCGTAACCGCGACGCAGCAGTTTGAGCAGTTGCAGCAACAGCAGGAGAAAACATCGGCAGCATCGCGCACAGCCGAAGCAAGTTTCAACACCTATAAGAACACGCTACAAACGGGCATCGGCGTGTTCAATCAACTGAATGGCAATTCGCAAACTACGATTGACCAGTTTATCAAGCAGCAAGAGCTAACAAAAGAACTTGCACCAACCAGCGATGCGTTTCGTAAGAGTCTGTTCGGCGTCGGCGACGCGCAAAACACTCTCGCCAACGGCATGAACAAAACCAACGGCGTTATTGATGAACAGACTAACAAAATCAAAGCCTTGCGCGATCAGTTAAAAGAGTTGATTTCCGCTACACGCGCAAAGATTGACGAGAAGATTGCCGACATTGTCTTGCATACAACAGACAAAGCGGCCGCTGCCGCTCGCGCTAAAGATGCGATGCAGCACGACGATCAGTTGAAAGACTTGCTGAAAGAGAATACTCGCCTAAAGGATAGTCAGGAATCAGTTGAAAAAACATTCGGTCTGGTAACCGAACATGTAAAAAAAGCGCGCACTTCTGATCTCGCCGATGCGAAGAAATACGTGCGCGGGATGAAAGCCGAACTAGGCGACCTGCAAAACGTGCTCGATGCGATGCGCAAAGGCACGATGGGACAGGAATCGGGCGGCAGACAAGCGGTTGTCAATGGGCGAACCGGCGCGAGCGGATTATTTCAAGTGATGCCCGCCAACGTCGGGAACTGGACTAAAGAATACGTCGGCAAGGTTTTGTCAGTAACTCAATTCAAAAAAGATGTTGATGCTCAAGTCACGGTTTTCAACGGCGAGATGGGCAAGTATCTGCAAACGGCGATGAAGAGATCGGGTGGCGATGTGAAGAAAGCTATCCGAATGGCCGCAGCCGCTTGGTACGGCGGCGAAGGCGCGATGATGCGATTCGATGACCCGACGATTTTCCGAAAAGGTGAGCCATCTTTCCGCACTTATACTTCGAGCGTTTTGCAACAAACGCTGACGGCGGCGGGTGGCAGACAGTCATCGACGATTAAAGAGTTCGACGCCGAAGCTCAAACTTTGCGCGAGATCGCCGAAACGCGCGCTCGTATCAATCAGTTGATAAACGAAGGAGGTGACGCAAACAAAAAACAACTCGACGGCTTGCACGATTACGAGAACAATCTTCAACAAATTGCAAAGCTCGTTGAGCAAATCAATTCGTCCGGGTTGAAGGAGCATCTTGTTATTGGCTTGCCGGACACGCCCGCAGACGCGCAAAAAATGGTCGAGCGTCTGCAAACCTTTACGCAACTGCAAAACAGCCTGCGCTCACAAACCGAAAGCGCGAAAGAACACCTTTTTGAAGTTACAGCAGAAATGAACGGTGGGCTGACGCCACTTGAGAAATTCGACCACTCTCTTCAAGTGCTACGCGAGTCGGGCAAATTGACGGCGGCTGATTTTGTTTTGCTCGCAGATGATATTAAGGCGTTCCGCGAGGAATTGATACGGACAGCGCAAATCGAATATGCGAAAAAACTCAGTGATGAAGCTAAAAGCGCGGGCGATGCGTTCAAGCAAATGTCTGATTCTTTCCGTCAAGAGTTAGTTGAGAAATCGCCTATTAACGAGTTCCTTCATTCCATCGAGCAAGTAAAAGAATTGAAGCTCGACAGCGGCAATCTAAATCAGGTGAAAGATATTTTCGCCGTTGGTAATGAAGTCGATACTGAAAAGTTTGCTGCTTATGTTCGTCAATGGCTGACCTTCCTTTCCGCGATGGGCGGATTCGACGCGACGAAAATTGATGATGTCGTCAATAAACTTCAGGATGCCGCGAGTGGATTTAACTCGGCTACGCAACATAAAACAGACACCGATTTTGACTCGATCAAGAAAGACTTGGGCGGGCAGCTTGAAGAGTTGCAACGTGGTGGGCGTGAACTAACTGAGTACGAACGCACTCTACGTCAAATCAACACTGATTACAAAGACCTTGATCCGACGCAGAAACAATACCTGTTGAATATGGCCGCGGAGATTGACGCGCAACGAGAGTTCAAACAGACCTATCAGGAAATCCATTCAGTCGTCAGAGATTCGTTGCAAACTTTCGTGGATGAAGGATGGGGCGGATTATTTAAGAGTATCAGGAACCGATTCAAAACGATGCTTTTAGATATGGCAGCGGATTTGATTACATCGAAATTTATGAAGGTGCTGACCGGACAAAGCAACACGTCCAACGCTCCGTCTGGGAATGGTGGTGGCGGGTTCTTGGGCAAGCTCATCGGCTGGCTCGGCGGTGGCAAGTCGTCCGGCGCTGCGACGACAGGCGGATATGCAGGCGGCAATCCAGCGGCAGCTATTCTGGGCGATCTGACGGGAGCGGGCGGCGCGTCCGGCCTCTCAATGTTTGGCGGCGGACGACCCGCCGCCAATCAATTCGCATCCCGCGAAGTGCTGGCAATGCTCGGCGGCGGTAGCGGTGGAAATCTCTCCATCCTTCCGAGCGAAACGCTTTCCGGCCAGAACGCGCAACAGAGCCAAGCGAAAGCCGTCATTGATAGCGTGCAAAAGGGCTTGCCTAAAGGGGCAACAGGATGGCTGCAAAAGAACATTTTCGGGGGCAGTGAGAAAGGAATGCAGGGCGCATTGATGGGCGGCTCGCTCGGCTTATCGCTCGGCATGTCGCTCGGTCAAGGCTCGACGCTCGGCAAGATTCTCGGCGGTGCAGGCGGCGCTGTGACGGGTGGAATCCTCGGCACATTGTTGATGGCTGGCGGCGCTCTTTCGCTGACGCCTGTAGGTTGGGCGCTGCTTGCGGCGGGCGGTCTGGCAATGGTTGCAGGCGCGCTGTTTGGACGCTCCGGGCAAAGAAAGAAGGACGAAAAAGCGCGGACGCAGTACATCACAGATGCTTTCGCGCAGATTGACGAGCTTACGCATCAAGTGAAAATACACCGTCTCGACGGCGGGCAAGCTTTAACACAGGCCGCGCAAATCCGCGCGCAGTATCTGCAACAGTCCGGTGCGCTCAAAGACAAAAAGACAAGGAACATCGCCCTTAAAGATGTGAGTCGTTTAGATGATCCACATATTAAAGCGCTTCGTGATGCAGCTACCAAAGCCGCAAACGAATCCGCCATCGCGCAGAGATTCTCGCCCGAATTTGCGAACGGCGGCGTCGTCGGCAATCTCTCATCGTCAGAGATGCAACGCATCCTCTCGATGCGTCGCGGTTATGACGATCCGGCGATGCAGTTGATAAAGGTCAAGCCGGGCGAAAAATTCTTGCCGCCGCATGAACATGCAAAATTGTTAGCAGAAGGTGGAATGATTCCCGGAATGGATAAAGGGCGAGACGACACGTTTATGCTCGCCCCAACCGGCTCACTCATTCTCAACAAAGCACAACAGGCACGCGTTCCACAGTTCGAGAATGGCGGCACGGTTGGAGAAAGCTCCATCGGGCGCACGCAGAAGTCTGGCACATCCTCGTCATTCAGTTTTGAGCCGCAAGTGAATGTCACTGTTTCGATTGGTAAACAGGAAATCAGCGAAGCAGTCGTCGAAGTTATGGATAGTGAAACCGGACGCAAAGTGACGAAACGAAATCTGATCGTCCTTTCCACTGACAGAAGAATTTGATTATGGGTCGTTACTTATCTCCACCACTGGCCGCACTGCTGGCAAGCGGCTCCTGCAAATCGCACGACGCTGTCGATGTCACGCTCGGCGACGGAACCGCGCTTCATCTTGCGACGGGCAGAGTCCAAGTCGGCGCGACTGCTTACGAGCCTGATATAGAAGAAGTCGATCCACTGCAACTTAGTCTCGGTCAGGCTGTAGACAAAGCAACTTTCAAAGTACAAAACGTCGATCTGGTAATGGGTCAGGCCGTGACGGGCGCGAGCAATCCGATGGACGGAGCCGAAGCGGTGCTCGGTATGATCTTTATCGATGAAGAAACGAATGCTGTTTATTACGACGAACGGATGCATGGTGAGATCGTCGGCGCGCAAACAACCGAAAAAAACGTGCAGTTCAATGTTATCAGTGACATCTCCGCCGCACAGATCGGCGGGCGTTTGATAAGCGATGTTTTTCCCTATCGCGATGTGCCGCCAGCGGTGCCGACTCCAGTTGCGCCGGGAGAGATCGGCGGCGGCGGCGGCAGTGGCGCGGTCGGCGGTGTCGGTGACGGCAGTGGCGAGGTCGGCGGTGGAGGTTTCGGCGGAACCGCGCCGGGCTTCGGCGGCAGTGGCCGTTATCCGATTATGGATTCGATTATGTAACGTATGCCAGTACCAGTCATCACACCGAACGGAGCCGCTCTCGACGGCAAACAAACACGGCAGTTCACAGCGAATCAGTCTGTGACATGGACGGCGTCGGGCGGAGCGATTACGACAGCCGGATTGTTTACTGCTCCTAATGTCTCGGGCATTTATACGGTGACGGCTCGAAATGATGCAAACGAAACATCGAGCGTGACGGTGGCGGTGGCAGCCGTTTGTCCGGTGGTGCCGAGTTGGTCTTATTCGGGCGACTACGACAAAAACTTTTTGCAGTTCATTCCCGAAAGTGGGGCAGCAGACCGCGAGACGCGCAGCAAAGGCGATTACAAGTACACGCTTGAGATGACCGCCAACAGTCGCCGGAAAGCGCAATTTCTCGAATTTCTCGCATTTCACAAAGCGCATTACGGGACGACAAAAAACTTCTATTTCGATCACCCTGATACTGGTACGCGTTATTGGATGTATTTCGATGCGAAGCTCAAGGAAGAATGGTCGAGCGTAAATCTTGTCGCTTACAGCACCGTGATGAAGCAGGTTTAAGATGGCAGTCAACGATCTCAAAGATAAGACGAAACGTCTCGTGCTTCCCTACGGAAAGCATCCGGTGCAGGGTACGCTTATTAAGCACACGGTCGTGTTCGTCGGCAACGATAAGCAGATCACCATCCAGCAGGAACTCGGCGAAGGCCCATGGGATGCGTGCGAGAAGTTGTGCTATGGCGAAGGCGTCGAGATACCTGCTGAAAATTACCGCTTTCATCCGGGCGCGCCTGACGACGCTCCAGACGATTTATTTCCAAATGACATCGCGCATCCGAACGCCGCGAAAATCAATGTTCGCCTGCCCGTCGGCATAGCCGATGATAACGATCCATCGAAGCTTTTCGGAATCTATCGCGGTCTGCGGGTGGCGAACTATGACGGTGCCGGAGTGCAAGTCGATCAGAGCGGCAATCCTGTTCCAAGCGGCGCGAACCCTCTCAATTATTTTTTTTACAGCACGAGTGTAGCCCGCGTAGTAACCGATCAGATCATCCGCTGGGCGATGCGACGCGCGGCACGCATTAACTGGCCTGAATGGATTGACTTCCGTGATTACGGTGGAGAGTTGATCCCGGAGACATTGCCGGACGGGACGGTGCGAATGGTTCCGCGCTTTGAAGCGAACTTAATCTTCGCGCCACCATATAATCTGCAAACTGCGCTTGATCGCCTTATGGAAATTTGCTGCGGCGATTGGCAGGATGCTAATGGAAAGCTGCGGTTTATGACTCCGCAAGCGCGCGAACCAATCTTCACTTTCGACCTAACTAAAATCGCCGCAGGCACCTTCAAAACTTATCCGATTGATCGCCGTCGTCGCCCGAATCAGGTTGTCGTCAACTTTCGTGACCTGGACGATCCGTATCTCTCACCCGCCGATCCGCCCGTTGTCATCAACCGCGAAGCTCTACAACTGGCAGATAAGAACGTCGTCAAGACGTATACGATTGATGGCGGAGTAATGCGGCGCTCACAGGCGCAGCGCCTCGGCTCTTACGCCGCACGCGTGCAGTGCGACATGGATGTGCTCGCTGAGTATGAAGGCTCGCCATCGTCTTACCATGTGCTGCCGGGTGACACGACGATCACCACTCATAATGTTCCAGCGTGGAACGGCGTGAAGTTCAAGGTAATCGAGAAAGAAGAATCGGAAAGCAAGAAACTCGGCTCTCCCTTGAAACTCCAAATTACTCGCGACGATCTTTATTCCGATAATGATTACACGCCGCTCGCGCGCCCGCTGCCGACGACGCGCCCGAACCCTTATGCCGCGCCGCCGGCGCCCGTCTCCGTGCAACTCACGGAAAGCGGCGTAATGCAGCAAGATCAAACGTACATTACGGTTGTGCATGGTGTCGTGCAGTTCTCTCCCTTCATCGAAAGCCAAACGGCGCGCCTCCTGTATTCCTTAAACGGGTCGCCTTGGGTAGATGCAGGCGTACAAATTTCTCCCGATTCGATAACGCTTCAATGCGCATTTGAAGTTCGCGGCGTCGCTCCCGGCTCTTACAACGTGAAAGCGGTGACGGCTTCCGCGCTGGGAGTGCCGGGTGGCGAAACCTTTGCGACGCCGAATCCTTTCATTGTCACTGGTAAGCAAACCTTGCCAGAGCCGATCTCCAGTTTCCAATTAGATATTGAAGGCGCACAATTAGTAGGAAGGTGGACTGCCAGCCCTGACGGCGATATTAAACAATATGAGGTGTATCAGGTTGTCGGAGCACTCGAAACCTTTTTGACCTCGACTGGTCTTAACCTCCGTTTTTCAGTCGCCCCGCCAGCCGGAGTCGGTGCCGTCACTTACAGAGTATATGCGCGCAATTGGTCAGGATTAAGGTCTATTGGGATTTCGCAATCGTTCACCATGCCGCTCCCGCCTGTCGCAATAAACCTTGCGCTCACGGAATCCGGCGCTTACGCACCAGACGGAACGTGGCTGCCACGCCTGCACTTGGCTTTCACTTTCGGCACCTACTTAGGCGAGCAAACGGCACGCGTGCTCTTGAAGCGACCCGGCGACCTCGTCTGGACGGATGCAGGAATAACCATTACTCCGGATGAGAACAACAATGGCACGATAGATATTTATCCGGTTTCCAAAGGCCAGCACTGGGTACGGATCGTCGCCGAGAATAGCTTTGGCCTTGCGGCCGGGGAAGGGCATCCGGAAGAAAACTACACGATAGTCGGCACTGCTCCGGCACCGAACGCGCCGACGAACGTCGTAGGGACATCTGACGGCACCTTTGCGTTCTGGGCATGGAACGCCTCGGCTTCGCTCGACGTTGATTACTACGAAGTGCGAGATACGTCAGACGCTTTGCTCGGTTCGACGGCGCGGCCTGAATTTAGAACGAGATTGGCGTCGGGACAAACAAGCGCGACAATTCGAGTGTATGCGGTTAATCGAAGCGAGCGACGGTCAGAAACTTACGCAACAGGTATTCTCAATGCGTCGCGGCCATCGCTCTCAGTATCGTTCTCCGGAGTATTCGATGGCCGTAATGTCACTTGGTCATGGACTAAATCCTCCAGCGATGGCGAGGTTTATTACGAGATCGAAGATTCGGCAGGGCAACTGCTGCGACAGGAATCAGGGCTGTCATGGACGGAGCGCATCCCGCCCGGCGTTGCCTCGGTGACGCGCAGGCTCTACGCGGTGCGCAACGGCGTTCGTTCAGCAACTTATTTTCAACAGACCGTGAGCGTCGATATTCCGCTCGCGCCCGCAAGTTTGAGCGTGACCTTTGACGGAGCAAACTTAATCTGGTCGTGGCCTGCCTCATCCAGCGCCGACGTGGACGGCTATGAGATCACAACACCAGCAAGCACCGTGCTGGCGATTGTCGGCGAATCGCGCGAGTGGAAAGAGAAACCGACTTTCGGCACGCAAACATACGCGCGGCGTGTGTTCGCTGTACGCAGGGGACTTCGTTCATCAACATACGCCGAGTTCAGCTTCACGATTCCCGCGCCCGCCGCGCCTACCGGATTAACTGCTACATGGGACGGTAACAAGGTGATCTGGACATGGGCGGCCAGTTCTTCGCCGGGCGTTTCTTATTACGAGATCGAAGACTCTGGCGGGCAACTGCTGCGACAGGAATCAGGGCTGTCGTGGCCGATGCTTCCAACTTGGAACACGCAAACTTACACGCGGCGAGTCTATGCCGTGCGCAACGGCGCGCGTTCGGCTTACCTTGAATATGCGTTTTCGATTCCACTTCCGCTAAGCCCTGCGACGCTCAACGGAGCGTATGCGGACGGCTTTCTTTTATGGGATTGGGACGCTTCCGCTTCGCTCGGCATCGCCTATTATGAAGTTACGGATTCGCTTGGATTAACCGTGCTGCGGCGCGAAGTCGGCCTCAAATGGAGCGAACGGCCTACTTACGGCGTGCGCGATTACACGCGGCGCGTTTATACGGTGAACAACGCCGGGCTGCGCTCGACTTCGTATGCAATCCGGCTCGCGCAGTTGCCCGTGCCGAATCCTCCGACCGGCTATCTGCTCGACTTCGACGGCACTTATATTCCGCACCGCTGGACGGCGTTGCAAGGTTACACCTATGACCTTGCGCGCGCCGCAGATGGCACGCAGATCATTTGGCGCGGCGCGGCGGGCGCATTCGATGAATACGGCTTCGCCGTCACGTCACGCTCGTTGACGAGATACCTGCGCGCGATCAGCGAGCACGGGATCGGTTCGACTTTTGCATCGAGCGTGCTCAATGTCGTTGCGCCGCCCGCGCCCACTCTCACGAAAGACACGGCAAACGCGCGCGTCGAAAGCCTGCCGGTGCAGGTCAGTACAACGACGCCGCGCTCGAAGATTCGCTCGACTGTGCTGCAAGTGCGTGTTGCAGGCGCACAGACATGGCCATCAACGGCAGAAGGCACGTCCGGCACGTTTCGCTTTGCGGGCGCGCCCGCGACTATCTATGTGCCGTGGCAGGCGGGCGGCTCCATGGAGTTTCGCGTCACGCATGAAGACGCTTTCACCGAAGCCTTGAGCGATCATGTTTGGTCTGCGACGCAGGCATGGTCATTTCCGAAGTTCAACGACGGCGCGATTGATCCGTCGTCTGTCTTTCTGCGTCGCGCCGGTTATCGCTCTCCGGTTGTGTCGGGCGGTGGCACTTTCAAATGGTCTGTCGATTATAAGTTTTCGTGGACGGAGGCGCTCGTCATCTCCGGCGTGCCGGATTATGTGAGCAGCAACCATTCGATTCAGATTGCCGCGAATCTCGCAGGCACGACAATAGGACAAGCACAGCGTCTCGTCGCCGTTCATGTCATGGGGCAAACAAGCGCGACGCTTCTTGTCGTTGACCTTGCCACATATCAAGCGCCGGACGAGCAATCCACGACGTTTCATTATCCGCTTGCCGAACGCGCGGCTGGCAGTAACACGTTAAAGGTCTTTACGGGCAATACGCTTGACCCTGATCGCTATCTGGATGCGGCGGTATTGATTCCTCGTTTTGCGTCGTTCGAGGCTGATTTCAAGACCGTGCAGATCGGCGACGCGACTATTAAGAATTTATCGGCAGCGAAGATTTTG